AATCAGGAGATATTCGTGTACTAGAAAATGGTACTGATACAAGAACAGCTATAGCAGCTTACGGAAATATTATCTTTGCTACTATAGTAGGAAACCCAAGTAAAACATTCTTTAGTTCTCAGCCTTACTATAAAGATGCAGGAACTTGGAAAACATTCCTTCCATATACTAAATGGAATGGAGCTTGGACTAGCAATTTAAAAATTTACAAACACACTAACGGAGCTTGGAAGAGGAGTTATTAAACTATGGCAAATATAAAAATATCACAACTTACTGCTGCATCGGTTGCTGCTGATGCCAATGAGTTTGAGATAAACGAAGCAGGTACCAGTAAGAAAGTTACTGGATCACAAATTAAAGCATACGTCAATTCTGCAGACGGAGCACTAGCATCTAAGAGTACAGTAGCTACAGCAGACATTGATAACCTTGCTGTTACTACAGCTAAACTAGCAGATAGTTCAGTTACTTCTGCTAAGATTGCTAATGGTACTATTGTAGGTGCAGATATTGCAACAGATACTATTACTGCTACGAATATTGCAGCAGATGCTGTAGGTGCTTCTGAACTTAACGTACCAGGAAATGGTACTGCAGGACAATACTTAGCCTCTGATGGTGATGGTACAATGACATGGACTACTCTTGCTGTAGCAGCAGGTGGTTTTTCTAATATGGATGTATTTACAAGCCCTGGTACTTGGACTAACCCAGGTAACATTACTAAAGTTAAAGTAATTGTTGTCGGTGGAGGCGGAGGTGGAGGATCTACAAACGATGGTAATAAAGGTGGCACAGGTGGTGGTGGTGGTGGAACAGCCATAGAAGTCGTTCCTTTTCCAAGTGGTACTAATGTTGCTGTAACTGTTGGAGGTGGAGGATCAGGTGGATCATCTAATGGTAATGCTGGAGGTACTAGCTCATTTGGTGCTTATTGTTCTGCAACTGGAGGAGCAGGGGGTACACCTACAATAGGAGCGCCAGGAGGTATAGGTTCAGGAGGACAATTAAATATAGGTGGTTCAGGATCTACTGGAGTAGGACCTTTAGCACCTGCATCTTTTTCATCAGCAGGGGGTGGTTCATATTTAGGAGGTGGGGGTCGAGGAATTGGAGGATCTACTACTGTTCCAAATGAAGCAGGCAGAAGTTATGGAGGTGGAGGTGGAGGTGGTTATAGGTCTGCTAACCCTGCAATTCCAGGTGGAAATGGTGCCGCAGGTGTAGTAGTCGTAGAATATTAATAAGGAGTTATTACATGGCTAAAAAAGCATTAATAAGTACAATAGAGCCTAGAGGAAAAGATAACTCTGGCTATCGAGTATTAGAAGTAGTAGAACAAGGTCAGGAGTTTGAAACAAATCCAAATCTTCAATGGAAAGATTGTCCTAACACAATAGAAATGGATAAATATTGGTATGATCCCACTTCATCTTCATTTAAAAAAGTGCCAGAAGCAGTAGATCAATCTACAGCAGGTGAATTAGCAGTTGATGCGGAAGGTAATCCAACAGAAGCATACGAATGGAACTGGGATACAGAAACTTGGTCTAAAGTACAAATTATAAATCAGTAGTATTTAATTAGAAAGGATAGTCGTGACCAACGATTTTGATAAAAATGGATACGTCCATTTAAAAGGTTTTTTAGATTTAGATAATTGTAGAGAACTTACTCAAGAGTTAAATAAATATATAGAACGAGGTGAAACTACAAAAGATCCTCAATGTCCAATATCAGAAGCTGTACATGGCACTGCAACATTTGACCAATTACTACAAGACTTATTACCTCACTTTGAAAAAGCTTGTGGTAAACGATTGTATCCAACTTACTCTTACGCTAGATTATATAAACCTGGTGAAGAGTTAAAGAAACATACGGATAGACCTGCTTGTGAAATATCAGCAACAGTTACACTAGGATTTGAAGGTAATCCTTGGTCTATTTATATGGCAGGTAATAAAGTAGATATGCAAGTAGGTGATGCAGTATTGTATCGTGGTATGGAAGTAGAACATTGGAGAGACAAGTATACTGAAGGACAATGGCAATCTCAAGTGTTTTTACATTATGTTGATGCAGATGGTCCTCATGCAGATCAAAAGTATGATGGCAGAACATCATTAGGATTATCTAAAACTACAGGGCAAAGAGTATTAACAGACTGTGCTGTATTTGAGAATCATATTTCTAATGACTTCTGTGATAATTTAATTAAAACATATTCACAAGATTCAATACATAAAGAACCACCTGTTATTGGAAATGGTACTGGAAATATTGACAAATCTATTCGAGATACACAAAGAGTACTGTTACCACAGAATATAGGAATAGGAGCCACACTTACGGCAACAGGATTAAATGCTAATCATTACTGGTGGCAATATACAATTACTCATGCAAATCAAACTGAGTTTTTAATTTATAAACCTGATGGGCACTATAACCCTCATGTAGATACATTTCATGCACACAGTAATGAAACAAGAAAGCTAACAGCATTAGCATTTCTTAATGATGACTTTGAAGGGGGTAAGTTTTTTTTAAATGCAAATGGTAACTTATATTACCCATCACAGAAAAAAGGAACTGTGTTAGTATTTCCTAGTTATATGATACATGGTGTTGAACCTGTCACAAAAGGTGTAAGATACAGTGCTGTAACATGGTTAGTCGGACCATATTTTAAATGAGCAATCAAATAAATCTTTTATTTCCAACTGCAATATCGATTAGTACTAATTTATTAAACAATGATAAATATAAAAAAGATTTAATAAATAGATGTTATGATATTAAACAATTTAATAATTGCAGTAAAACAGATTGGCTAACACCTGTATACAATACAATAGACTCTGATGTTATTTTAAAAGATAGTTTATTTAAAGAGTTAATCAATAAAGTACAAAATGAAGTAAAAGAATTTGCTTTAAAACATGAAGCTAATATTACATTAAAATGTAAAGATGTATGGATGAATATATATTCTAGTAATGACTATCAAGAATCTCATATTCATGGAGGAGCTATATTTAGTTGTGTATACATATTAAAGGCTCCTTTAAACTCAGGAAAACTAGCTTTTTTTCCTAGAACAAAGTCTTCAATTAATTTGTATCCATCAAATCCTAACATTTTAACAGATCAATTAATGACATATGATTCTATAGAAGATTCTTTATTTATATTTCAGTCTGATGTTCCACACATGGTAACACAAGGAACTAATGCAGATGATAGAATATCTATAGCATTTAATTTTTATCAGGATAACTAATGGATCAATTTATACAAGTATATAAAAAAGCATTTAGTGATGAGTTTTGTAATCAAGCTATAGACTATTATAACGCAGCAGAACAAGGTGGTATGACATTAAATCGTCAAAAACATGATGGTGTTCCTAAAACTGAAAAACAAGATACATCTACATACTTACCACATTTTCCATTAAATCATACAGATAAAGAAATTATGAATGAATTTAATCGTGTGTTTTGGGGACATTGTTATAAACAATACTCAGATCAATTTGATATATTAAAAACATTTGGTGAGCATAAGTCTTATACAATGAAGGTACAAAAGACACAGCCAGGTCAAGGCTATCACATTTGGCATGCTGAAGCTACAAATAAACAAGATTCTAATCGTTTACTCACATGGACTGTATATCTTAACGATGAGTTTGAAGCAGGAGAAACAGAGTTTCTTTATCAACAATATAGATATAAACCAAGCAAGGGTGATTGTATTATATTTCCTGCAGCTTACACACATACACACAGAGGAAACCCACCTATAGGTGGAGACAAATATATTATAACTGGATGGATAGAATTTTAATATGACAACAGCCAAAGAAGTAGAACAGGAACTTAGATCTCATGAAGAGCTATGTGCAGAGCGTTATGCTACTCTACACTATCGTCTTGATCGTTTAGAAGCTATGCTCAATAGACTAATATGGGGATGTATGACTGGCTTCGGTGCTATTGTTATTGCAGTAATTATAGGAAAACTCTAGTGTTATCTAGAATATGTCAATTATTAAGGAGAAAATTTTATGATGTGGATTCTTTATATACTCATGGTTATATTGATCATAGAGGGTTACAGCCTTATCCAAGACCAAGTACACAGAAAAGTAAAGACATCATTAGTAAGACTAAATAATCTATGGAAATGGCTTAAATGATTAATGCTATATTACCATTAATATCTACAGTATTAGATCGAGTTATACCAGACAAAAATGCCAAAGAAAAAGCAAAACAAGAAATTGAAAAAACTCTTATTGATAATGCAACACAGATTAGTTTGGCTCAGGCTGAAACAAATAAAGTCGAAGCTGCTCATCGCTCTATTTGGGTTGCTGGTTGGCGTCCTTGCCTTGGTTGGATCTCTGCTCTTGGTTTTCTTTTCGTGTTTATACT